GCCGGGGACTTGTAGCGTCGGCTGGTGACGAGCGCGGGCACGGAGGCGATCGCGGATCTCGTGAAGAGACACGGGGCGAGGGCGGTCGCGCGCAAGCTCGGCGTCGACCACAAATCGATCGCGAAGCTGGCCAAGGGGTCGAAGCCGCGGGCGGCGATGCTCGCGAAGCTGAAGGCGCAGTATTCCGTGGACCCGGCGCTGTTCGCGAGCGGCGAAAAGCCTACGATCGTGCCGGCCACTGCGAAAAGGCGCGCAAATTATTCCAAGAAATATTCCGCGAAGACTTCACCGGAGCCGAGCTCGCCGGAGCGTAGGACGGCCATTGCAAGCGAGATGCAGGACACCCGGCCGGCGCCGGGCTCGCATTTGCTCGAGGGCCCCCTCGACTCGCGCTCGGCGCTCGAGAGCATGGTGCGTGGGCTGAGCAAGCAGCTCGAGGCGCTCAATGCTGACCCGAAGGCGACGGCCCGGGAGCGTTCGCAGGTGGCGAGCGCGGTGACGGCCGCGATGCGCCTGGTCACGAAGCTCGACGGCTCGACGTCGCTGACGATGTCGGGGATCCTCCGGTCCGACCACTGGGTCAAGCTTCGGGACGGACTTTGCGAGGTGCTCGCCCCGCACCCCGAGGCGCTCTCCGACGTCTCCGTGTTCCTCCGGAAGCTTTCCGAGTGAAGCCGCGGCGCACCCGATCGCGGACGCTCGCGGCGGACCTGTCATCGGCCGTCGATCGAACCCTCGCGGCTGTGCGGTCTGGGGAGTACCCGCTGACGCAATACCAGCGCGACCCGGTCAGGTACGTCCGCGAGCGGCTTCGGGTCAAAGTCATCATGCCGCACCAAGCGGCCATCCTCGAAGCGCTCGCCGCGGGGATCGCCGGTTTGGCACACCCGCGCGTTGCGGTGCGAAGCGGGCAAAAGAGCGGGAAAACAGCCACGGCCGTGTGGGCTGCCCTCTGGTTTTACGAGTGCTTCGCGGGCGCTCAGGTGCTCATGACGGCGGCCATCGAGGCGCAGACGCGCGGCGTTCTCTGGAAGGAGCTCGGCGACACGAAGCGGCGAGCGGAAACGGAAGGGGCCCACATCGACGGCGACCTGTCTCGAGCGCCCGGCACGGGCCTGGTGAGTTCGGACGGGTCGAGGACGATCCGAGGCGTCTCGGGGCGAGACATCGAAGCGCTGGCCGGCGTCTCTGGGCGGCAACTGATGATCGTCGACGAGGCGAGTCACTTGCCCGAAGAAAAGGCGCAAGTCTTCGCCGGCAATCAGATGGGCGGGGGCGGAGCGATCTTGCTCATCAGCAACCCCACGGCGAACGCGGGCCCCTTCTACGAGGCCTTCCACGCGATGGGGGCATGGTGGCAGAAGTTTCACGTCAATTGCCTCGAGGTTGCGAAATGGCAAGTCGCCAACGACGTACGGATCCCGTTCACGACGAGCGCCGAGAAGATCGAAGAGGCGCGCGAGATGTACGGCGAGGACTCGCCCTTTTGGTACTGGCGCGTGCTCGGGGAATTCCTGCGAAACGAGACGGGGCGAGTCAACCCGATGATCCGGATCGAGGCCGCGATCGCGAGGTGGGCGGACGCCTCCGATGCTGGCCCGCTTGCGATTGGATACGACCCGGCCGGCGACGGCATCGACGCCGACGAGCACGGGTTTGCCGCGGTGCGCGGCTCGAAGTGCATGGCCATGCATCGACGCCGAGGGCTCAGGGAGGAAGACGCCCTGCACGAGCTTTACGCGTTCATGAGCGACCATCGGCGGGGCGGAGAGCCCGTGTGGATCATCGTCGACGCGGAGGGCCCGATCGGCTCGATGTACTACGGGCGCCTTCGCGCGGAGTCCGAGCGGCGCAAGATTCACGACCCGGCCAATGCGTTCGACGTGCAGCCGGTTCGCGCCTCGAGTCGGTTCGTCCGCGATAAGCGCAAGTTTGACCGCGTGCGCGATGAGCTTGTGTGGGTGCTTTCCCAATGGCTCGTCGATGGGGCGATCCCGAACGATCCGAAGCTTCAGGCAGAGCTTTACGCGCCTGTGTGGGAACCGAACGCAAACGGCAAGCTTCAATGCACGAGAAAAGCGGAGCTTCGCGACAAGCTTGGCCGCTCGCCGGACTCCTTCGACGCGCTCGCTCTCGCGGTCTGGCCGCGGCGCAATCACGCCGGCGAAGCCCCGGCGCCGGCGGCGCCCCCACAGGACGCGCAGGACGCAGCGTTCATGTACGACCAGCAAGCCGCGGGGGATGTGTGGTGGCCGGACGGCGGAGGCTAGGCCGCCTGGTCGTTCGCTGGCGGCGGTGCGCCCGTAGGCTCTTCCGTCTTCACTTCGGGCATCGGGGCCCCCTCGGACACGGGCACGCCGAAGCGCGCTAGTATCTCTGTGATGTTGAGAGACACCGGGTCCGTCGTTCCCGCCGCGACCTGCGCGGCCGCAATCGCCTCGACCAGTCCCTTGATGGCATTGGCGACCGTGACGAGGGTCGAAGCCTCCGTCGAGCGATCCTTCGGTGCGCTGACGTCGGTCTCGATGCGCGTCGCGTTCGCGAGGGCGTCGACGCCCCAACGGCGACCGATGAAGCCGGGCAGGATCTGCGTATTGACGGTGTGATCCCATCCGTCGGCGGTCGTTTTGATTATGTCGAGGGCGACGACGCGAAAGACGTCAAGATTCGTGAAGCCCGTCGTTCCTTGCAACATGACGGCCGAACCGCAAAGCGCGGTCGCGATCTCTTCGTTGTACGTCTTAATCGAATTTTCGTAGATCTCGATGCCGCGACCGTTGCTCTCGATGAGCTTCACTTCCCAGCCGGCGGGGATGGCAAATGCCGAATTCATCGCCCATCGAATGATGCCATTGAGAAGGCTTCGCTTGTCGTCCTCGCTCGCGCCGAGCGGCGACTGCGCGACGCGCGCCGGGTGCGAGTGCTTCATCTCGTAGGACTGTCGAGCGAAGAGCGTCTGCGTTTTGTTGATGTACGAGCGCCCGAGAGTGTTCCAGACTCCCGAATTCCACGGAGCGAGGCGCCCTCCCGGAATGTGAAGGATCCACGTATTGCCGTCCTCGTCGGGCACGCCGGGCGTGATGGGCATGAAGCCGACGATCGAGCGGTAAAACCACCGATTCTTGGTCCACATGAAATAGAGATTTTGCGGATACCGGCGCACGAGCACCGGGAAGTCCCGGCCTTGCACGGGGACGAGCGTGCCGACCGACACGCCGGCGGTGATGCCGTCGCCGCACATCAGGCGCGCCTCGGTCGCGGGGATCATCTCGTCGTAGACGCTGCGGTCGCTCGCATTTCGCGACTGAAGGACGTCGATGATCTCGCGGTCGCCGTAGTAGCGCTTGGGGAAGTTGCAGACGCTTGTTCGCGCGTCGAGCATGCCGCGCACGACGCCATCGATCTTCATCGACTCGCACAGCTGCCCGACCATCGTCATGTCACCGTTCGAGACCTGGCGCTGCGCGCGCTCGATGTCCGGCGGGTACCATCGAAGCCGGACTTGCGGGATCGGCTCGAGCTCGCCCCCGAGGGCTTGGCGCGCTGAACGCGTCCAGTCGTCGCCGAGCTCGGGGCCGTAGGTCGGTGTGGGCGGAGCAAACGTCGAGATCCCGAGAAGCGCGGCAACGAGATCCTTGATCGAGTCTTTGACCGTGGGCACGACTCACACCATTACGCGGGCCCACGTGCGCGTTCCGAACGGGCGGGCCCGCTTTGGGGAAACAGCGATCGGCCCGGTAGCTCTTGGCGCAGATGAAGCGCCGCGTGCGTTACGCCCCGCCGAAGGGCCCCGTCGCCATTGCCCCGAAGGCATGGGGCGCGGATTTCTTTTTCTTCGAGAGCGCCGCTCAACCGATCTTCACGCTCGAGGGTCCCTACGCCGTGGTCGAGGTAGCGGGCCCGCTGTCGCAGCACGAAGGATTTTGCTTCGACTCCTATGACGAGATTCGAAGCCGGCTTGCGTCGGCTCTCGAGTCCGAGGCGCCGCAAGTGTGCCTTCGCATCGACTCGCCCGGGGGCGACTACACCGGAGCCATTGAGCTTTCGCGCGATCTTCGTGCGATGGCTGCGGCCGCGGGCAAGCGCCTCGTCGCGTTCACCGATGGCCAAGCGCTTTCCGCCGGATACGCGATCGCCTGCGCGGCCGAAGAGATCGTGTCGACCGACAGCGCGGCCGTCGGGTCGATCGGCGTATGGGCTCCGCTCGTCGATCTCACCGCTCAGGACGCGATGTTCGGCGCGAAAGTGATGATCGCGGCGAGCGGCGTTGCGAAGTCAGACAGAAATCCGCATGTCGGAATCACCGACGAGGCGTTCGCTCGACTTCAAGCCCAGATCGACGAGCAGGCGGCGCTCTTTTTCGATCTCGTGAGCGAATGCCGCGGCTTGCCAATCTCGAAGATCAAGGCGCTCGACGGCGCTGAGCTCTTTGGGCAACGGGGCATCGCTGCGGGACTCTCCGATCGACTGGTGAACTCCTGGTCCGCGTTTCTCACATCTCAAGGAACCCCCATGGCAACGAAGGCGAGCAAATACGACGAGGCAATGGGCGCCCTAAAGCGCGCTGCCGAGGGCGATGACGAGGACGCGAAAAAGGCGAAGAAAGCCTTGAAGGCCCTCGAAGAGCCGACCGAGGACGAGAAGAAAAAGGACGACGACGACAAAGCGGCCGCAGCTGCCGCGGCGGAAGCCAAGTCCAAGTCCGAAGCGGACGACAAGGAAAAGGACGAGAAGAAAAAGGACGAAGAGGCGAAGGCCATGGCCCACAACGCCGTGGCTCTCGCGAAGGAAGTCGCGACCCTGAAAGCTGCGGAGGCAACCCGCGTCGCAGCCGAGGCCAAAGCGGCCGAAGACACACAGCGCGCGGCCCTCTTCGCTCAGCGCCCCGACTTCAGCGAAGCGCAAAAGAAGACGCTCGCGAAGATGCCTCTCGCCGACGTCGATGACGCGGTGAAAAACTGGCCGAAGGCGACGGCCCTCCCAGGATCGGCCGCGGCCGCGATGACGCCGACGCTCGGGCGTGAGCGCCAGGCGTACGAGCCGACACTGTCGGCCGAAGAGCAAGCGCTGCTCGCCGGCTCGGACCCGAGCCGCAAAGCAGCAGCGACCGCCCCGACGCAGCTTCGAGGGACGGGATTTCACGTCAACTACACCGATCCGAAAGTCGCGCTCGCGCGGCTCGCTGAGCTCGAGAAGGAGACCGTCTGATGGCCGCTCTCACCGGAACCCGCGTGCTGCTTGTGCAGCCGGGCAAGATCAAGAGCGGGACCTTCCCGCTGGCCGTCGCTGCCAAGGCCTTCGAAGGCGGAATGGCCTGCTTCGACACGGCCGCCTACGGGGCCCTCAAGCAGGGAGCCGTCTCGACGACGCTGCAAGCGATCGGGCGCTTCTCGCAGAACGTGGACAACACAGCAGGCGGCGCAAACGTGCCGGTCGGCGTCGTCCTCGATCGAGAGCATGACATCGAATACTGGGACAGCGTCGGAGGCGGCGGAGCGATCACGATCGCGAACCTCTTTCAGCCCGTCTACATCGCGAGCGATCACGAGCTGACGACGGTAGCCACGGGCGCGTCGATCTACGGCCGCGTGTGGCTCGTCGGTCCGCAAGGCTACCCCGGAGGCATCGGCGTCGAGCCGCTCTTCTGATCCTGCTCCCCGCACCAAAGACGACGAGAGAAAGGCCATAGACCATGTCAGGCGGCGCCATCACTGCGGATTTCATCTTCTCGATCGAGAAGAGAATGCGCAACTTCAACGAACGCGGGTATGCGCGATTCACCGCGAGCGAAAACAACTGGGCATCCAAGCTGCTCCGGGACACGAACATCGACGGCAAATCGGAGCGCGTGACGTTCCTGCTCTCGACTGCTTCGATCGAGCAGACCACGCCCAACGATGGCGGAGAGAGCACGGGGCCGATCAACTTCGACGAGCTCGCGACCGTCACGACCGAGTACTTTCCGGCGTTTCACCGTCGCGGCTACAAGATCAACAAGCTGAAATACCTCAACATGCTCAAAGGCGGGATCGACCCGCTTGCGAAGTGGGCGGAGGACATCGGCACTTACGGCGCGTACTACCCGCAGCGCCTTCTCGTACAGCGGATGCTCTACGGAGAGACGTCGATCGGCTACGACGGCGTGGCGTTTTTCAGCGCCTCGCACCCGAATCACCCCCTCATTCCGGCGCTCGGCACGTACGCCAACCTTTTCACGGGCGCAGCTTCGGGAAGCTACCCGGGCGCGCTACCGATCGATGACACGATCTCGGCCGATCTTGCGCTGACCAACCTGACGAAGGCTCTCGCCTACATCATGGGCGTCCCTGCCCAGCCGAACGGTGCCGGCGACCCCCGCTTGCTCGAGCCGGCCTTCATTCTGCATCCCCCGCGCATGCTCGGGCGCGTTGCCCAGCTGACGGACGCCAACTTCCTCGCGCAAGCCGCGAGCGGTGGCGCTGGCTCGGCGGACGTGAGCCCGATCCTGAAAAAGTGGAGACTGACCGAACCGATCCTCGCGAAAGAACTCGACGGTTCGCGCTCGTACACGTTCCCGAGTCCGCTGACGGGCCTCAATGTGACCGTGACCGGCGACGACAAGACGTACTACATCGTCGCTCGCGAAGCGTCCGAGACGCAGCTCGGCGCGTACCTCTTTCACCGACGACTGCCCTTCACGCTCCACACGTACTCGGGCGAGTCGGGAAGCGAAGGCGTCGACGCGATCCTCGGCCGCTCGCAAGAGCTCGAGTACCACTACGACGGCGCCATGGCCGTCAACGAGGGGCACCCCTACACGATCTTCAAGTTCAAGGGAGCCTGATAGGCGGGGGGAATGCTCCCGCCGATCCCATTCTTCGACGTCTCCGGCTACAAGCGACGCTCGTCGTCGCTCACGCCCGAAGACATCGATCTCGCGACGACGCGCTTCCCTGGCTTCGTCGAGCACCGGATCGCGGGCGGGTCATCGAGAATCGGCGCGCGCCTCGCCAAGCGGTACGCGACGCCGCTCGGCAAGTCCCCACCGCAACTGCTCGCGTTTGGAACGCTCCCCCCCGTCGTCACGCTGACGGGTCGGCCGACGCTCGGAAGTCTCGAGATGGCCGTCCAAGTGACGACGCCCGGCATCGTGGGCGCAGCGGTCTTTCGCTGGTCTCAGGACGGAGGCGAGACCTGGACTTCGACGTCCACTGCGGCGACGGTGGCGCTTGGAACGACGGGCCTGACCGCAAACTTCCCCGCGGGCAGCTACGGCGCGGACAACGTCTACCGCGCCTCGACGCCCATCCCTGAGATCGTGCTCGGCTGGCTGGTCGCGATCGTCGACGTCGACGTCTGGCGTCGGCGCGGGGTCAATCCTCAGGACCCCATGATCGAATTGGCCGTGGCGGACCGAACGGCGGCCCTTGCGGAGATCGAGGAAGCCGCGAACGCAAAAGAAGGGCTCTACGACCTGCCCACAAACGACATGTCGGGCGACTCGACGATCACGAGAAGCGGGCCGCTTTGCTACACGGAAAGCTCGCCCTTCGTTGGCGCGGATCTCATCGATCGGGCTGGTGTCTGCGAGGACGAAAACGGTACGGGTACCTACGGAGGCAATTGGAATGGCTAACAAGACCCCCAAATCCGCAAGCGCCGCACAGAAGTCGGACGAGCCGGCGGTCGAGAGTGACGTCGACGTCGCAAGCGCCGCACAGAAGTCGGACGAGCCGGCGGTCGAGCAGGCGGAAGCGAGGGTCTGGCGGCGCGTCGAGGCGATCATTTCCGATCTCTTGTCCGTGCGCGAAAACCTTCTCGAGATTCACGCCTTCATCGAAGGGTGCCGAGCGGACGGTCCCGTGGACGCCACGGCGCCGGCGGGCATGCTCGCAGGCGTGCTGCTCCAGGCGGGAGGTGGTCTACACGTTGGGGACGGGCACGAACTGCGATGGCTGCTCGAGGCGCCCACACCGGCGCAGAAAGCGGCGGACCCAGACGGCAACCTCGCGACCCGCGCCCTCGTCGACTACCTGCTTTGCTCGATCGAGCACGGACGGCACCACCCGGATCTCAGAAAAGAGCGGCTCCAGCGCATTGCCCAATTGTGGCCCGAGTGCCGCACGAAGGCAGACGCCGACGCGGATGAAGCCGAGGCGCATCGTGACGAGATTGCAGACAAGGACGCCCGCGAGCAGGAAGCCCATCAAAAGCGCATCGGCGAGAAGCATCGGGCCGACATTGCGGCGCGCTCTCTTGCGCGCCCGGCTCCTCCCGTGCAGTCGCGCCCCGACGGCGAATTCGAAGAAAACGAAGCCCCCCGCGTCTCGTGACCGACCTCGCGGACATCATCGCGAGCATTGAACGTCTCGGCACCCTGGCCGAGGACGTGGCCAAGCGCGCCGCGCCGCTCGTCGAGGATGCCCTGCGAGCGACCGCGAAGGCCGGCACGGCTCCCGACGGTACGCCCTGGAAGCCGAAGAAGGACCGCGGCGCCCCGCTCGTTCACGCCGGCGACGCGATCACGGTCAAGGCGGTCGGCACCGTCGTGCGCGCGACGTTGACGGGGCCCACCGTTTTTCATCATTTCGGGAGCGCCCGCAATCCACGGCGCCCTGTGCTCCCTGACCCTGGGAGCCTCCCTCCGCCGGTCGCCAAGGCCATCGAGAAGGCGGCCGATCAGGCATTCGCGAAGGCCACGCAATGAACCGCTCGGGCCTCCTTGCCCTTAAGCGCGGGGTTGCGGAGTACTTCGAGGCGCAGAGCGTCTCGGCGTCCGTGCGCGTTGGCTGGACCGCGCGCAACCGGCAAGACAACGCCGGCCCGGGGGGCGCCAATCGGGTCGTCTTCATCCCCGGCGAGTTCGATCCGACGTCGGGCGCCCCGAAGGTCCTCCGCGCCGGCAAGATCGACCGCGACGGAGAGCAAAACTTCGTGGATCTCGATCCGCGCCTTCGTGTGCTCGCCTGGTGGCATGAGGCGGTCACGTGTTCGGTGTGGGCGGTCGACAGCGATCACCCGCAGGACGAAGAATTGCAGATCGAAGCGACCGAAACGCTTCTCGAGCAGACGATCCAGGGGATTCACAACGCGGTCGACCCCGACACCGGAACAAACGTCGGATTTGCGAACATCGAGGATTTCGGCGAGCCGTTTTGGGTCCTGCCCCCAGGGGAGATGGCCTTCGGCCGCGAACTGGTGTTCGGCTTTGTGCTCTACGTCCCCCTCTTCGACGCGCCGACGGGCATTGCGTATCCGTCCCCCGCGGTTGGGAGAGATCCGAGCGCGTAGATATCGTCTGGTCAATGCCGACGCCCACGGTCCAGATCGGAAAGCAGGACTACCAGACAGGGGTCGTCGGCCCGTCGCCGACGGGGGTGCTCGCGATCCTCGCCTTCGCGGCCGCGGGCCCGGTCAACGTCCCGCAGAGCTTTACGCGAGACGACCTCGTTCAGCAGGCGATGGGCCCAGGCCGACTCACCGAGGATTCGTCCTACGTCATGGCGACGGGCGGAAATGCCGTGGTCGCGCAGCGCCCGACGGCGAGCACCGCGGGCGGCTACAGCGCCATCGACCTTACCGGCTCGCCCACGGGCACGAGCATCGTCGTCGCCGGCGCTGCAACGCCCGTCGATAACTACGATGTCATCGTCACGTGGGTGACGGGCGGCGTGATCGGCGCGGCGGGGCTGCAATACAACTTTTCGCTCGACGGCGGACTGACCAAGAGCGCGACGCAGGCGCTACCGACAGGCGCGGCGCCGATCGTTCTCGCCATCCCCAACTTCACCGCGGGCGGGAGCCCCGGTGTATCCTTCTCGTGTCCCGCGGGATCGGTTGTCACGGGCGAGTTTTTACGGTGTCTTGTCAAGGCGCCGCAGATGAACGACGCGGATATCACGACCGCGCTGACGGCGCTCGGCCTGACCAACCTCCCATGGGAGGGCGTGCTCATCGACTCGGATATTGCGTCGACGACGCCGGGTGTCGTGGACACGTTTCTCCTAGCGCAAGAAAAGCTCGGCAAGTTCCGGTTCGCGATCACCAACACCCGCATGAAGAATCAACTTCACGTCGGGTCGGGCGTCGCCGAAACCGAGGCTGCGTACGCGACCGCGATGACGACTCTCGCCAACGCCGCGGCGCCGACGATTCGCGCGATCGTCGGCACGGACGGCGCTGCGGTTCCTTCGACGCTGACGGGCGCGACGCTTCCGCGGCCGACGTCGCTACTCGTCGCGGCGCGCGCGATGCAAATACCGCTCGGCGAGGATCCGTCGTTCGTCGGACGCGGACCGCTCAACGGCGCGACCATCGTCGACAGTAACGCGAGTCCCCTCTTTCACAACGAAGAGCTCTTCGCGAATCTCGACGCGCTTCGATTGACCGCTCTCCGAAGCGTTCAGGGGCAAAAGGGCGTTTACATCAACAATGCCAATGTCTTTGGAACGTCGACGAGCGACTACCAGTTTTTGCAGCACATCCGCACGATGAACCGTGCTTGTGAGATCGCGTTTCAACTTCTGACGACGCAGCTTTCGCGCGGCGTTGGCAAAAAGCCGAAGGATCAGACGACGGGCCTGGTCTACATCCTCGAGAGCGACGCTCAGGTCATCGAGGATCTGGTCAATTCCCAGGTCAACGCGCAGCTCTTCGGGCAGGTCGCCGGCGCGAAGTTCACGCTCTCGCGGACCGATGATCTATCGAGCAATGCGGGAGCGACGGTGACGGGCTTCATGAAGCTCGTGGCGCTCGCGTACATCAAGAAATTCTCGGTCACCGCGTCCTTCGCGAAATCGCTCTAAGAGGGAGTCTCGAGCCATGGGCGATACCGTTCGCATCGGCGGCAAGCAGTATTCTTGGAACAGCACGCTGACGCGGTTTGACGGCCAGGCGTGGAGGGGACTTCAAAAACTCGACTGGTCCGAGAAGCTCGAAGTGGAGACCGTCTACGCGCAGACGCAGAATGGCGTACCCATCGGCGACACGGCGGGCGAATACAGTGTCGACTCGTTCACCTTCACGATGATTTCGGAGTACGCCGCGCAGCTCCTCGCGTACCTCGCGGGCCCGGCGCCCGGCTTTCCACCCGGGTCGCGCGGACTTCCAGGCTCGTACGGACAGACCAAGTTTCAATTTCAGTTTTCCGCATCCGAGCCGCTCGAGATCGGCGCACTACCGATCCTGATCAGCGCGAGTCCTTGCCGCATCACGAGCAAAAAGGAGTCGCGAGAGAAGGGAAGCGGCACGCTCGTGACCGAGTTCGGTTGCTGGGTGCGGCAGATGCAGATCAACGGCGTCACGATGTACTCGCCGCAGCCGTTCTCGCCGTAAGGAGGCAAAGATGCATTACAGGAATGGCCGCGAGGCGAAGAACGGAGATCGGATCGTGCAGCTCGGCGAGAGAGGCAAGGTGCTCGGCACCGGCATCCTCTATGACGCGGTGGCTGGTAACGATTACTGCAACGGAAGCCTAGCGCCGATTCCGGCCGGGACCGGGGCCTTGCTGATCGATGCCCTGCACATAGACGACTTGGCAGCGATTCTTGCCGAGAAGGGCCTCGACAAGCGACCGGCCGGTAAATAGGGAGGCACCTTGGACGAGTCATCGAACGATCGCCGGGCGAAGCTTCTCGAGGCGCGCGCGCTGCGCGAAACGGCTGCCATCGCAAAGCAGCAAGAGCATGAGCTTGTGTGTCTCGAGCTCGAGGCGAAATTCTGCGAAGAACTCGGCCCGCGCGGCCAAGCGTGGGACATGTGCAACGAAGACAACACATGCGGCGAGGGCCCGATCTGTATCCGGCTCGCCGACGCGGTCGCGCACAAAGCGTGGCAAGCGTCCGGGAGCGCGCCCGAAGACAAAGAGCGCTACGTCACGCCGTGGATCATCTTTCCTGACAGGTTCACGGCGACCGCGATCCTCGGGCGTCGCCCCGAGCTTCTCAGCCGCGCCGTGATGACCCTCAATCGCCTCTTCGGCTACTCGCAAGGGGTGCTTCAGGGAAAATACTGAAGGGGACGGAGGCGGCCTTGCACGACGATTGGGCTGCCGCGGTGGGCCTCTCCGCGCTCTTCCGACCCGATGGCGAGCCGATGAGGCAAGACGTCATGACCGGCGCCATGGTGCTCGCGATCTCGCTCCGTATGGTCCGCGATTTTCTGGATGGGGACTGAGCGATGGCGGACAAAGTTGCGACGTACGCCGTCAATCTGGAGAGCAACGCGGGGAAGGTCGCGTCCGGGGCGATCGCGGAGCTCGAGCAGTTCCGGGCGAAGATCGAGCAGTCGCAAGCCGAGCTGAAAGGCATGCAAGGGGCCCTTCGCTCGCTCAAAGGCTCGAGCGACGAGGTAGCCAAGGCGAAAGAGCAACTGAAGGCGAAGATCGACGCCGAGAAGGGAGCGATTAGCCAGGCGAACCTTGCCCTTCTGAAGGCCGGCACGAACTACAGCAAGCTGACGACCGAGGTCAAAAAGCAGACGACGGCGCAAGAGAAGCTGAAAGAGGGCATCAAAGCGGCCGGCGGCCCCGTCGCAGACCTCTCGAGCAAGTTCGAAAACCTGAAGGGCGTTCTCTCGGGCGCGCACGGGGGAACGGCGCTACTCGCGCTCGGCGTCGGCACACTGGTCATCGGCGTCGTTGCCCTTACCGCGGCGACGATCGAGGCGGGGATCAAGCTCGGCAAGTTCGTCATCGAGGGGGCGAACGCGCTTCGGAGCATGAACCTGATGCGCGAGGCGGCGGCCGGGAGCGCCGAGAACGCGAAGAACCTCGGAACGCAGGTCGACCGCTTGGCGCGCATGGTGCCGACGGCGAAAGACAAGATCAACGAGCTCGCCGTCGCGATGACGCGCGACATGAGCGGGGGACTCTCGAGGGCGACGGGCCCCGCGATCGTTGCCGGTCTCGAGGCGGTCACGGTTGCGAGCGCGGCGGCGGGAGACAGCGTCGGGCGGTCGTTTCAAGAGATCATCGAGCGCGGTAAGAACTTCAACCGCTTCTGGCTCAGCCAGACCGACGTCGACAAGACGGGCCTCCACTTCGCCGACGTCGCCGCGTCGCTCGCGAAAAACATGCACGTCTCTCTCGATAAGGCGAAGGAGGCGCTTCTCACGGGCGGCGTCGGCCTTACGGCCGGCGCGGAGGCCATGCGCGACGCGGTCAACAAACGCTTCGGGGGGATCAACGCGGAGAAGCTGCTCGACGTCGACGTGCAGATCGACAAGTTCAAAGAGAACCTCACGGGGCTGACGAAAGGCGTCGTGCTCGAGCCGCTTCTCAAAGGCATGAGCATCGTGCTTTCGGAATTCGGCGAGGGCACGGTCAAGGGCCAGCAGCTCCAAGCGGCCATGACGAAGATCGGCACAGCGATCGTGAATTTCTCGGTTGATCATGTTGAAGACGTGGTCGCGGGCGTGGAAGACCTCATTGGCGTTGTGACCGACGGCATTGATCTCTTTGAAAAGTGGGAACCGAAGATCAAAGGCGTGGTGGACGCGTTTCTGGACAGCAAGGTTGCGATGGCGGGCGTGAAGATCGTCGGCGTCGGAATAGTGACAGTGCTCGGCGCTCTGGGCCTGGCGTTTGGAGCGCTCGCCGTCGCGGTCGCGATCCCCGTCGCGCTCATAGGTGCCCCCATCTATGCCCTCTACGAGGGCTATCAGCTATTGAAGGGGCTCGACTGGGGCAAGATCGGCACGACCATCACGGCCCCGTTCAAAGCCGCGTGGGAGTGGCTGAAGGGCCTTGATCTCGCCGACGTCGGGCGGAGCATCATCGACGGGATCGTTTCGGGCATCACGGGCGCCGCGGGCAGGGCCGTCGACGCGGTCAAGGGACTCGCGACGAAGATCAAAAACGCGTTTACCGGCAAGGACGGAATTGACGCGCACTCCCCCAGTCGCTTCTTCGAAAAGGGCGGTCGAGACAGTAGCGAGGGATACGCCCAGGGCGTCGAGAGGGCGGCTCCACGCGCGCAAGACGCGGTGCAAGCCATGGTACCGAGCACGCCACGGGGCGGCGCGTCGGCCTCGATGGGCGGCGGTGGCGGCTTCGGTCCGGTCAGCGTGCACATCCACCTTGAAGGCAACGTCTCGAACGAGAAGGCGAGCGAGATCGCAAAGCAGGTCTCGGCGCCGAGCGTGCTGCGCGAACTCACGCGAGCGATTCGCGAGGGCATGGTCACCCAAGGCTTTCCCACGCAATCGCCGGTGCCGTGATGGGTTGGCCCGTCCTCTCAGGGGAAGCGAGCGAGTCGATCTGGCTCGGACAAGACTTAATGCCGGGTCAGTGGATCCTCCAGGCAGGGGCCAAGATCTTCGGATGGCAAGAGCAGAAGGGCTGGTTTTTGACCGGCGCCTCGCTTCGACCGACGGGCGATCCGCTCGTGTCGTTTTCGTTTCTCGTCAAGTTCTGGGACGTCCGCGACTGGAACTCTTTCCAGCAGTTTCGAACGAAGTACCTGACGCGCCCCGTCTTCACGGGCGCGAGCGTCAATTACGCGATCGGTATCATTCACCCGGAACTCAACTTTCACGGCGTGACGCAAGTCGTCCCGGCGGAAACACCGTTTTTCACAAACAACGGCAAAGGGCTTTGGACGGGCACGGTGAAGTTTCTTCAGTACCGAAAGCCCGTGGCCGCGCTCGAGTCGCCGGCGGCCGCGATCCCCGGCGCCGCTCCGCCGACGCCGTCGGCCAACGACGCGCGAAACGCGGCCAAGGCCTTGCGCGCTTCGCAGATCGCTCGACGCGGAGGCTAGTCGGGGCCCATGGCGACGATCGTTTTGCAGCCGGGAAACGTCCGGGTCTCATCGCTTCGGATCCTTCACCCGTGGCGTGGAGTGTGGCTGGCCGACCTCGATATCGACCCAGAGACCGTTGACGGTGCGCCGACGTCGGGGCGAGTGACGATCAGCATGGGCACAGCGACGCTCAGCGGGACGATTGACCCACGCGGCTCGGGCAGCTTCGGCTCGATCAACCGCCGACGCGTGCTCGGTGGCGGCGCTGGCTGGGATCAGCCGACCCCGCGCCAGCACTACCACTCGGACGGGGTCTTGCGGGACGTGGACATCTACGCCACAACGGCGCAATCCGTCGGCGAGACGGTCAATGTTCCGAAGCCGTCGCCCCTCGCCGTGGACTTCTACCGGGTCGTCGGGCCCGCGCGTCAGGTGTTCGACGGTCCGCCGGCGGTCGACTGGTACGTGGACATTACCGGGATAACGCAGGTGGGACAGCGCCCCGCGGCCGCGGCCGATCCGACGCTGACGCTCATCCGCTGGGACCCGGCGACCGAAGTCGCCGAGCTCACGTGCTCCGCGATCGTGGTGCCCGGAACGCCCATCGCCGACGCTCGGATCGTGGGCGGTCCGGTTGTCGCGCGCGACGTCGAGCAAGTGTTCGACGAGGGCGGCTCGCGCGTGACGGCCTGGTGCGGAGTGTCGCCCGTCGGGCAATTGATGAACGACCTCCGGTCGCTGGTGACCGAACTTTCCGGCAAGCGCTTTCTCGCGACGTACCTCTACCGGATCGTGCAGCAGAATTCGGACGGTCGCCTGCAGCTGCAGGCGGTGCACGGCGAGGACGGCGCTCCCGATTCGCTGCCCCTGTCGCCCTGGACCGGCCTCGCAGGCGCGAGCGCAAAGTACACGCCGGGCACCTACGTGCGCGTGGCGTTCCTACACGGCGACCCGAAGCAACCCGTGGTGGACCTCTACGCCCCGGGGAGTGACCTGCCGCTTGAGAGCACCGTCGACGCCTCGCTCGCCGTCCACGTTGGCCCGAGCGCGGCGAGCGTCGACATTGCGGGCGGAGGGAGCGCGCTCGTCCCGACGCCGTGGGCGTCCGGCCTGGCGGCGGCGCTCGCGACGTTGGCGGGTAGCCTCGCGGGCTTCACGACCGGCCCCCTGGCCCCCCTCGGCGCGGTCGGCGGGGCGCTCGGTACGGCGCTCGGCGCCCTTCCCTCGTCCGCCACAACGAAAACGAAGGCCACATGAGCAACCTGCCCCGCACGTACGCCGAACCGAAGTGGCTCGAGGATCTCGACCCGACGGGAGCCGAGACCGCGAGTGATCTCGAGAGCCTCGAGCAGGACGTCATGCACATCATCGCCCAAACGCTCGGATCGAACGTCGCGGACCCCGACAAGGGGATCGGTGCGGTCAACTACCTCAGCGGCACGAGCGCCGCGCTCGCGCAGATGCCGCAAGTACTCGACGCGCAGCTCTCGAACGTCCTTCGCTTGTCCGGGAGCAAGACGACCCTGACCCAGGCGGCCGACGGCACGTGGCAAGTCCAGGTGAGGTGCGCCGTGGGGGGCCAGGTCGTCAATTTCAACTACGCGCTGGGGCCGGGCGGGGTCGTTCGCGGATAGTGGGCCGTGGCGAGCAGCCTTCCGAATCCGCCGGCCGACGCGGCCACGCTCATGCAGCCCATCTCGGGCGCTGTGGTGCTCTCGGCCGTCGTCAGCGCGCTCGTCTCGGTCGGCGTGAGAGCGGACCTATGGCCGAAAGAGGGCGTGCTTCTCGCGTGCATGACCCAGCTCTGCGACGCGGTCTCGGACTTTATCGACGATCGGATCGCGGCGACGAAAGCCGGATGGCTGCCGACGTCGTTCGGCGCGTGGCTCACCTGGCTCGCTCTCTACATGTACGGCGCCGTTCGCACGAGCGCGACCTTCGCCAGCGGACAATTGACGCTCACCAACGGCGGAGGAGGTCTCTTCAACTTCGCGCCATTCACAGTGACGCTTCAGAATCCGACGACGAAAAAGACGTACACGAACGTCGACCCGATCGCGCTCGCCCCAGGGCCCGGCACCTCGCAGAGCATTGCGATTCAGGCCAACGAACTCGGCAGCGCGAGCAATTCCGCTCCGGGGCAGATCAGCGGGATCGTCTCGACGATGCTCAACGTCACGTGCAGCAACGCGGCGCCCGTGCTCGGGATCGACCAGCAAAGCGACCCGTCGCTACAGCTTCTTTGCTGGAACGCGATCGCGGCCAATAGCGCATACGGTCCTCGGCAGTCGTTTGCTTATGCGATTCAGACCGCGATCAATCCGCTTTCCAGCTCGCCCGTGAACATCAATCGCTGGCTGGTCAGCCAGAGCTCTCACACGGGGTACGTCACGGTGCTGGTCGCAAGTCCGCAAGGCGCGGCCGACCCGAACGACGTCGCGGGCGTGGGCCTGAACGTCGAGGCGATCGCGCGGCCCATGTGCGTTGGCCACGCCGAACAGAGCGCCGTCCCGGTGCCGTACACGCAAGCGATCAACGTGTACGTGACGGCGACTCCGGGTCTTTCGCAGGCCGCGGTCACGGCGGCCATGAATACGGCGCTCAACGGGTTTTTTCAGTCGTATCCCATCCAAGGAAAGACCGGCGCGAGCGGGTTTCAGGGAGTCTTCGCCTCTGCGATCGAGGGCGCGATCGCGTCCGCGTGGCCCCCTCGCCCCCTCGATCCGACGATCCCTTGGCAGTCGGCCGTCTTCGATATCGAGCTCGCCGCCGGCGGGGACCTGCCCGATCTGGCGCTCGGCCTGGGCCAGGTCGCAACGAACGGGATCACCATCAACGTGATCCTGGTCTAAGCGGACGATGCCCATCATCTCGCCCCTCACCGGCTGGAGGACGCTCCTTCAGACGATGGTCACGATCTGGCAGCAACGCCGCCCCGGCCTCGAAGTCGGCTGGAAGTGGCTCTGGTGCCAAGTCCTGATGCTCGACGTCGAGATCGAGAACATGTTTCAAAGCGTCAACGCATGGGGGCCGGGCTCGCCGAACGCGACGCCGACGGCGCTGCCGCTTATCGCGCAGTCCCGCGGGCTCATTCGCGGGATCGCCGAGACGGACGCGCACCATGCGTCGCGGCTCGTGCAGTGGCGAGCCATCACAAAGCAAACAGGAAAAAGCGCACGGCTCGCGCTCGAGATTCAAAACTATCTCGGTAACAGCCCCGTCGTGCGCGTCATCGAACGCATCGCGGCCGATGGCACCGAGTTCTTTCCGGGCGCATCGGGCAAGCAGTGGCTGCTCCCGTCGACCGGCACGATCAGCACGACGACGCGAAGCTGCGCGCTCTTGGCCAGTACCGCCGTCACCGTCTTCGGTGACCCGGCCGTGCTCTATCAGGTGCAAATCAGGTTCCGCGGCGTCGTCGAAGAGAAGAGCTACACGGGAGGAACGCCCGTCGGGGGCACGCGCTTTCTCATCGGCGGCGCCCCCGTCCTCGACACGTACAACGTGTATTCGCTGCAAGTCTCGAATCCGCCAGCGACGTACTACCTGAACAACGGCGCCTCGGGGCAGACCCGGTGCTACGGCATCGACTACACGGTCACCGTGCCGATGTACGGCGGCTCGACGCTGACCCTGAACGTCGACTCGCGCGATTCAATCGAGATCTCCAACAATCAGGACGGTAGCGGAGGAAGCCCGTACAGCGTGCCGGGCCTGACGATCCCGCAGCAGCCCATCGACGGGCAATTCGTGCAAATGGACGTGCTCTCGGCGACGGCCAACCCGCAGGCGCGCTACGTCACCGCGAATGCCGACGGGTCGATCGCGATCAAGGTCGCCGCGTGGGACTGGGACTCCGTCTCCGGCTGGACCGACGACGGCACGATCGGCACCTCGACCGGAGCGACGACGGTGGGTTGGTGGAGCGACTTTTGGATCGTCGTCTACACGCCCGCGTGGTCGATTCAGGGATCTATCGCGCCGCTTATCGGTCAACGCGTGCCCGGCGTGCACCATGACGCGATCTTGCGGCTCTGCGGGCAGTGGAAGGGCGCGCATTGCTTCTGCCGCGCCATCATCTGGAGCTACAACGCGGCGCTCTTCGACCCCGCAAATCCGGGCCTCGCTGGCAACCCGGACGGGAAATGGGGAAACTGGTCGAAGGACGACGGGAGTGGGAATCAGATCCCCAGTCGCAACATAGTGGACGCGCGCTACTGGATCCCCCCCCAAGGTTGAGCCCACGCCCTTATGCACCAATACGCTGGATCATCGGCCGCATGGATCGCGAACGTCGGGCTCGTTGACGATTCGGACCTCAACCCCGCCGTTGCTTCAGTCCTAAACGTCGCGTGTACGAATCTCGCCGATCGAACGAGCTACCTCAACGCGAAGGCTCTGCTGAAGACGGGCGGGGTCATGACCGGCGGGCTCGAGCTCGGCGCGGGCGGCTTCATCACGGTTGACGTCGGATCCACGATCAACCTCGGCTCGATCGTCTTCAGCGTGCTTGCCGGCAACTTCGGCAAGATCGATATGCAGAGCGGCTCCGATCTAACGGTCGACGCCGGCGCCCTCATCGACGTGCTCAGCGGGGGACTGATCCAGCTCGACACGGGAGCGATTCTCGCGGCCAACGGCGTCAGCACGATCCGCCTCAACACAGCAGCCGCCCTGCGCTCGATTGTGCCTGGAGGTATTCAGCTCGCCGGCGGCTCGGGCGACTGGCCAACATGCAATCCGGCCAGAAATCGATCGTGGATGGTCAACGCCGCTCTCGGAAACGAATCTTTTGCCGCCGGCTGGGCGGTCGGCACTCCTACCCTGATCCTCGGGGCGACCGCCCCTTCCTCGAGCACGCAAATCCTCATCATCCCCGCAACGCACAACGGGGCCACGCTTAGTTCTGTATCGTTTCGCTTCATCGTGGCCGGCACGCACGCCAACCCGCCCGCGACGATGCCTGCGTTCAATGTGCTCCGGCAGATCTTGACGCCCGGTGGTCTTTCGGTGGCACCAGACAGCCTCGGCGGCGGTACGCAGTCCCCGGCGACGCCAGCGACCGGCGCCCTTTGGGACGCAAGCCACTTCATTCAAGATTTCGACTACCTGTGCAGCGCCAACAACGTTATCGATAATAGCCAGTATTTTTACTATGTGACGATCAACGAAGAAACGGGCGCCAACGCGCTTGGCGGAAACAAGTATTTCAACGCCATCATTTGCAACTACACCGGCATCAATGACATGCGGTTCCCATGAGCAGCCAGATCCCCACGGGTCTCGAGGCGTTCTTTCAGATGCAGCTGAAAGACGATCTCGGCAACGTCGTGCCTAAGCACGCAACGACGCAGATTCGACGCGCCACCATCACCGAGGACGTCACCAACAATCAGAACATCGTCGACGTCGGACCGTGGACGGCGCTTTGCGACATCGACTTCACGGCGCTCGCGGCGCAGAGCTTCAGCGCGGACGGCCCCTACACGATCGGCCCCTACGTCTGGACGAAGGGAAACAGCGCCAACGAAGCGACGCACGCTAGCCTTTCGACGGGCTCGGGGATCCAGTTTCAGCCAGCGAGCGGCACGGACTACAACGGCGCGACCCGGACCCTTCCCTATCTCTGGCTGCCCCTCCCGTCGCTCTTCGGCACGCGCCCTTACGACTGGTCGACACGTGTTCGGATCTTCTCGTCGTTCGGAACGGACAACCCGACCACCAATTACGACAACGAAGTGCTAGGGATTGATTCGAACAGCCCCGCCTACGGGCTACTTTATAAGCGCGGGTTCGGAACCGGGGGCCAGGGCACGTCGTACTTTTGGCAGGTCGCGAACGCCAACGCGTCGGGCTTCCAGAATGACGGCTTCACGCTGGGCGCGGCAAATCGCACCGTATGCGTCGAATTCGAGTCGCTCTACGCCGATCGCATTCGCGGCTTCACCGGCGCGGGCGTTGCGGCGGGCGCTGCCATGCCCGGACAAGGCTCGATGGTGCCGCGCTTGCAGGCTCGATACCTGCAAAACGCGGAGACGGCGGGCGTTTTGCCCGCTCAGCTCGGGATCTTCATTGGCGCGCAGCGGGCGGGCAGCGGCACGGCGTTCTCCACGTTCTTTCAACGTTTGCGCGTGGAGTACGGATGAGCCCTTCGCACGACACAGACCCGTCGCCAGCCCATAACGGTGACGACGCCGACGACGAGGCCCGCGTCCGAAGCGCGAGGGAACTTCTCGTGCGCGTCGACGAGCGCTCACTTGCCACGCATCAGGCGGTGATTCACTTTCGGGCCGAGGTCGGGCGAGAGCTTCGATTCATCCGGGATCGCTTCGTGTCGATCGAGCGCAGCATCGACGATCTGGATCGCACGACTCGTGAGGCGGTCGGAAGCGTGCCCGAGATGGCCAGGCGTAGCGCCGACGAAAGCGGCGAGCACGTGCAGCAAGAGCTTCGAAACCTGCAAGAGAAGCTCGCCCAGAAGGAACGCGAAGAGCTCGAGGTGAAGCTCGCGGCCGCGCAAAAGCAGATCGAAGCGGAGCGCCAGGCGGCCGAGGACGAGCGCAAGGAAACGCGCAAACGGTGGCGAAATCTCGGCTGGAAGGTGTTCGAGTGGGCGCTGATTGGAGCGCTCGCCTTCACCGCCAGTCACATGGTGTGGCACTGACTTTGGGGCCGCGCTCCGGGCGGAGCATCTTGCCTGCCCATGAGCGCAGCGATTGACCTTCCCGACTGTTGGGGCGTGGATACTTCCTGCAAGATCACCCCCGAGATCGCGAAGAAGCTCGCCGCGTCGAAGATCCCCCACGACGGCGTCGAGCACGCGATTGAATTCGTGTGGCGCTATGTGCACTTTGGGCCGGCCCTCGGCGGGGACGTCGACGCCGACGAGGTGAAGCGGCTCGAGGACGAGGGACTTGCTCTTCTCGTCGTGCAGCACTGCCGATACTTTCCGTGGGCGGCGTCGGCCAAGCGCGGCGCGGAGGACGGCAAGCACGCCGTCGAGAATGCGATGGCGGCCGGCTACCTCGAGGGATGCAGTCTCGCGATTGACCTCGAGGGCGTTTCGAATCCCGGGCAGGCGGCGATCGACCACGCGAACGCATGGGCCGAAGTCGTCGAAGCCGGCGGGTACTCCCCGACCGACTACATCGGCTTTGACTCGGGCATGACCGCCGACGAGCACTTCGCCCTCCCGAAGATGCATCGCTACTTCGGGGCGGCCGGCGCGTGGAACGTGAGCAAGCGCGGGCTGTGTTGCCGCCAGTACCCGACGACGACGATCGCGGGCATCCCCTGCGACCCGGACCACGCCTATCCCGACGCCTTCGGGGGGACGCTTCGGGCCATGGTCGGGCTTTGCACGGCAAATGACTAAATTGCCCTATTATTCGTGCGGCTTCGGCTTTATCCGTGCAGCCGCGTCATTGGGTGGCCAATGAAGGCCAAGCCCAGGCGCCACGGCTGGATCCCGACACAGGAAATGGTCCACGTCGAGCCTCCGTCATCGGCGCGCGTTGGCATGCAACTGGATCGCGGCATCCGAAACACGGTCGAGCGGTTGCGCAAGGCCGGCGTCGAGACGTACGAATCATGTGAGGGCGGCTCTGGGCACGCTTACCCAGAGCCGACGATCGCCTTCCATGGCGGTCCAGGTGCCGGGTGGCAAGCGTTGTCGCTGTGTCTCGACTGGAAGCTACCTGTCTCAGAACTGCGCCGCGTCTGGGACGTGCTCGACAGAAACGACCCCACCGGCCCGCACTGGCATCTCGTCTTCAAGCGTCGCCCCGGCTAGCCGAGCTTGATGCACTCTTTGCACTTTACCTTGCCGCCCGGCCACGCGTTGCTAGCGTCCCATCGGCACGGTGTACCCCGGCCCCGTCGTCGGGGAAGCCGACCACGACCGCGCCTGACCTTGGGGCGGGGCAAGCCCCCGGGGCAGTCTCGGGCGCATGAAGCTCCCCCACTGGCTCCAACTTGTTCTTGCCCTCGCCGTCGTAATCCTCGCCTGGGTCATGCAACAGGCGTCGAGCGGGGCGCTCGTGCTGCCCGCGGCAGTCATGTCTGCGTTGACGGTACTGAGCACCGTGCTTGGGCTCTTCACTCGGCCTGTGGGGCAGGTGGCGGTGCAGGACGGCAAGGTTTCGCTGTCTCGGCCGCCTCCCGGTCAACGTGGATGCGCCCCCGTGAGACTGGTCGCAGCTCTCGCCGTGGTGGGTCTTTTTGCGCTCGTCGTCGGCTGCCCCGCGCTCGTGCCCGTCGTCGGTCCCTCGATCGATACGGGCGTGTGTGCCGTCGAGGAAGCCCTGAAGGGCAAGACGCTTCTCGAGATCTGGAACGACTGCAAGGGAGACCTTGCGAAGATCATCGAGGCCCTTTTGAACTCGACCGATCCCCAGGTGCGCGCATCGGCGGCCTTCCGTGACGCCGTCCGCGCGCGCGCGGCGCTTCAGGCCGACAAGTGTCAGTGACCCACGCGCGAGGGCTGTCGCGTCGCGACCCGTCGCACCGTCGCGTGCAGCGGGACGCGCGGACCCATCCACGCCTCGCGGCCTTCCTCGCCGCGTCGCTCCCCGAGAGCGCCAGTCTCGCGCTCTTCGAGCCTGAGCGCCTCGACCAGGGCCCTACGAGCTCGTGCACGGCGCACTCGCTCTCGGCGGCCATCTCGACGGCTTGCTCGTTCGCCGGGCGCCCCATCGGCGTGCCGAGTCAGCGCGAGCTCTACGCCGTGACGCGAGCGATCGAACGGGCTACCGAAGCGCGCAGCGACACGACGATTCTCCCAACGCTGTCGGACAACGGCGGCATGCTCGCCGATGCTGTCCAGGCGGCCACCCTGTGGGGCGTCTGCCCGATGCAGGGCCCGACGAGCGACGGGCGCAATTCCGACGTCGAACCGTCTAACGTGAATCTCGAGCCGGACCTTCTCGCACTCGAGAAGGCCTCGACGACGATCGTCACTGGAACCCATCGCATCGACGAGACCGCGAGCGACGTGGTCGATCAGGCGTGTGCGGCGATCGCGGCCGGCTTTCCGGTCTATGACGGCTTTTTCGTGGATTCCGCGTTCGAGCAGTGGACCCGCGGAAGCGCCCCGATCGCGGCCCCGAACCTGAACGACTCGAGCGGCGGCGGACACGCGGTCTACCTCTCGGGATACACGACGGTCGCAGGCTCGCGCGTCTTCACGCTGAGCAACAGTTGGGGCCGAGGGTGGGGCGACGACGGACGTTGCCTCGTCTCCGAAGCGTGGCTCCGGGCCTGTTGGGATCTCTATGTCATCGACGTGAAGGTGCTCCGATGAAAGCCCTCGCGTTGTCCCTCTTGGCTCTCGTCGCCTGCCCGCCGATGCCCCCGAGCCCTCCGCCGGGCCCAGACGCCGACGCCGCGCCCTCTCCCCTTCCGCCGGCCCCTCCCCCGGCGTCGGACGCGGCGCCGGCGACTTGTTCCGACGCATGCTCACGTATGGCCACGCTCGGGTGCCCTGGCGTCAATGCCCAGTGCCCGGCCACGGTCGCGAAGGTCGAGCGAGACCGCTTGATCCGCGCCTCCAGCGGAGCGCCCGTCACCTGCAAATGCCTTGCGGACGCCGTCGACCGCGCGGCCGTCGAGGCGTGCGGCATCGGTTGCCGATGATCCCCGCATGCCCAGAAAATCCGATCGGCCTGCGGAGGAGGCGCCGACGTCTCCAGATCTGCCGACGGTGCGCTGCCCGCTCTGCCGCGGCGGCTCGACGCTCGCGCGCTGCCCGCTCTGCCGCGGCACGGGGATTGTGACGAAACGCACGCACGCCGCGTGGACTCGAAAGAAGGGGAGCCGATGATCATCGTCCTGATTCTGGTCCTTATCCTCTGCTTCGGCGGCGGCTTCTGGGGTCAAGCGCAGTACGGCGCGGCCGGCTGGTCCCCCCTCGGGCTCGTGCTTCTCGTGCTCGTGGTCCTCTACCTCACGGGACACCTGCCCCGATGACGTTTGCCTTCGTCCTCGCGCTCGTGATGGCCGTACAGACCGAGCCGCTCGACCAGCGCATGGCGCCGAGGGCGATCGCGCTCGAGATTAGCAAGGTCGCTCGCACGCCCATCGAGGCGGCCGTGCTCGTCGTCATGGCGTGGGAGGAGTCGCGCTTGATTCCGAATGCCATCGGCGACCACGGCCGGGCCCGATGCGCGTTCCAGCTCCAGCACGCATCCGTCGACGTCCTCACCGACCTTCGCAAGTGCGTCGAGGTGGCGCACGATAGACTCGTCGCGAGCGCCGAAGCATGCCCCGATGCTCCTCTTGCCGTCTACGCGTCGGGGTCGTGCGGACTGGCGAGGAAGCTCAGCGCTCGGCGGATGGCTCTGGCCGAGAGGCTACTTCTTCTGGTCGAGTAAGCGGCAATCAGTATCAGCCGGTCGACCACGGCGCTAAGGCTACCGCCAGGCCCCGCGAGAGCATCGAGGGCCTCGCGGGCCTCGTCGGATAGCACGAGCGAGATACGCTGGCGGATGCGGCGCGGCTCACGGCGGGTATCCATTCAGCCCGCCTTGATCGCTGCAACTATCTCGGCCTGGAGATCGGCTGGACAATGGGGCCGCGCCTGGACGAGCAGGGCGAGCAGGAGTGCAAGCTTGTCCGTCGAGGCGCCCTGCATCGCAGGCTGGGCGTCCTCATCGAGCGACTCGGCCGGCATATCCGCAATGCACTCGTCCGCGAGCTTGTCGTCATCGACGATGCCGCCCATGCGACGGATCGCTCGTATGGTACCGTCGTCGTCGGGCACATGCCCCAGAGGTGGCACGAGGAATCCTCCCTCGCTCCCTCGCCAGCCAGCGTGCACGCCGCCTGGACCGCTACGCAGCCAACCGTAGACGAGGCGTCGGCCGTCCGCGTGCTCGCGGACACGGATCGCCCATTTGTGGTTCGCCTCGCACTCGACTTGACCGTCATGCTCTTCGGCGCTCGCGATGAGCGGCCAGTCCGTTTCGCTGATGTTCAGCGGACGTCGCTCGGACATCGGGATCTTGATTTTCTTCGGGGCTTCGGTGGTGGTCATGGTGGTGGTCCTTCTGCGGCTCGATTGCCGCGCCCCGGATCCGCGTGTGGCAGGTCCGGGCCGCGACGGGCGAACGCTCAGGACTCCTCGTCGTATAGGCCCGATCCGTAGTAGTCGCCTGTCTGCGCATAATTGCGTCGCGCGATTGCGAGGTCGCGATTGTAGGGGCGTCGACCGCCGGTCGTGCTAGCGACGCTCGCACCCGAGCAGGTCACATGCTTGGCCTTGCTGCCCTTGCTCCACTCGACCTTGCTGCCGACACTGATCGGTTTCAGGCAGCAGTGGCACGTCGATGCGAACTTTGCGGTGATGATCATGGCTGACTCCGGTGGTGGTGGTGGTGGTCTTGCGGGAGACCTTGCGTCCCTCACATCAACTAATCTAGCTAGTGTACGTACACAAGTCAAATAGCGCTCGTGCGATTCTCGGACGGATGTTCAGTGCCGTCTAACCGTGGGGGCTGATAGGCGCGCCGGCTGTCCCAGGTCGATGCGCCAGCGGCGGCGCTCGGTGCCGGTGCAGAGGATCACGGCGTGGTCTCCTTGTCGCGCGCTGCCATTGATCCTCCGCGTGGAGATGCCAGCGGCCATGGCCGGCGTCACGCGGTCGCGACGTCCAAGGCCTCGCGCTGCCATTGATCCTCCGCAAGATCGCTTCGCAGCGCTCCAGCAGCGGCGTGTCGCGACGTCCAAGGCCTCGCGCTGCCATTGATCCCAGAGCCTGGTCCTTGGGTAAGGGGACCCACACTTGCGTGTCGCGACGTCCAAGGCCTCGCGCTGCCATTGATCCCGACGAGCTCACGAAGCAGCCGAACTGCGAAGACCCAGAGTCGCGACGTCCAAGGCCTCGCGCTGCCATTGATCCTGCCCGCACGTGCGTGCGCCTCGGCAGCCCCATCGGGTCGCGACGTCCAAGGCCTCGCGCTGCCATTGATCCCGGCCGGTCAGGCGCCACCCGCGCCAGCCGCTGGAGTCGCGACGTCCAAGGCCTCGCGCTGCCATTGATCCTCCTTCTGCGCCGGTGTGGGCGCCTCGAGCAGCCATCGGGTCGCGACGTCCAAGGCCTCGCGCTGCCATTGATCCAAACCCGAGAAACCTGCGGCCCTCGGCCGCAGCAGCAAGTCGCGACGTCCAAGGCCTCGCGCTGCCATTGATCCTACCGATGCCGCCGGCGAGCGAGCGCAAGTTTCTCGGTCGCGACGTCCAAGGCCTCGCGCTGCCATTGATCCCGCTCGCGTTCTCGGCGACAAACGCAAGTACGTGTAGTCGCGACGTCCAAGGCCTCGCGCTGCCATTGATCCGGGCCCACCAGGCACCCCAATCATTCCGCAGCCTTACCGGCTGCATTTCGAGCACCCTCATTTTTCGTCCCCCGTTCGAGCTTCGCCTGTTTGCGCCGCGCCCACGCGCCGCCCTTTTCTCCGCTGATTGCCTTGGTTTTTTTGCTCTTGCGAGCACCTACCGCCAATTTCCCGTCGCGCCACTGCTCGATCGCAAAGTCGAGCCACTCGGGAGGATCGCTATCCTCGTCGCCATCGTCGATCACGCCATGCGGTCCCCGCCAGGCCACTTCGTGCGTGTCGGGTCCGAACGCGTGCCGCATACAATCGCGCAACTCCTGCGGAGCCGCCGTAAATCTGCGATCGGAGTCCTCACCCCATCGCGCCTCGCGGGACAGGTCCCGATCGGGCACCAGCGCCGACTCATATTTTCGCGACCATTCGGCAGCCAACACGCGGTACCTCTCGCGTCGTCGCCGCAGCGCCTGGCGTCGGCCGCACGCCTCGTACTCCCACAGGTGTCGGTCACGTAGCCACCACGCGTCGAGCAATTCGTACGCGTCGCGGGCCGCGTCGCATTTCTCCCACCTCCACCGATCCACCAGGCCGTGAAACCGTTCCTGTGATTTCCAGTACTGCATGTTCGCGCCCGCCTCGCGAAGCCACGGCGGAACATCGTCGCGGCTTTCGGCGATCATGCGCGCGAGCTTCGGCCGCAGATCGTTCAGCAGTTGGTCACGCACCGAACGAATCCCATCCGATTTGCGGACGCCGGCGACGTCGCGCGCGGATAGAATGATCTCGCCGCGATCGCCCGACGAATCGCGCCACACGCCCACGCGCATCGAGCCGTCGTCGAGCGTCGACCAGAGAAGCTCCAGGGCGATCGCTCCACCGGGCGTGATCCGCGTCGGCTTCGCTGGACAGTCGACCGTAAATTCGCACGTCCACCGCTGGTAGGGTCCTTCGTTTCGCCGCGACACGCGCGCCCATTTGATCGTGCCGGCGTCGGGCAATTCGCGGTGCTTTGTGACCTGAAACTTCGCCCAGATCGGCGCGTGGCCCTCGGAGCCAACGCGCATCCAGAGAACACCCTCGGTCCAGCGGAGCCGCGTATCGTCGCCGGCCAAGAGCCGCGAGACCGCAAGACCTCCCTGCAACTGCACACCGATCTGCCCCTCACCTCGCCAGCGCACGAATCGTGGGTCGGCCGGAGTCGCCCCATCGTCGTCGTAGAGTGGAGCCTTGCGGGACTGATCCGCGGAGGCTTCGATCGTGAGGTAGGAGCCCCAGTAGCAGGTGGTCAGCGCTCGCGCGTCGCGGCGGATCGAACCGTCGAGCGCGCGGATTCGCGCCATCTCGCTCCCCGCCGGGTCGAGCGCGGATAGATCGTACTGCTCGACGTCGGGCGAGATCGACACGTCCGCGATGAGCGAGCGCATGTCGTCACTATCAGCTTGCGCTTCGGCGCGTCGACGGGCGCGGTCCAGTGCGCGTAGTGCGTCGATGCGCGACGAACGCGTGGCCGCCCGCAGCTCGTCGATCCGCTCGCGAACTTCGGTCGTGTCGTGCGTTGCGCGCACGGCGCTGCGGCGTCCGCGCTCGACGGACACGAGATCGTTGCGGTAGTTGTGCGCGGCGCGCAGTTGAGATTCTACGAGCTCGGCGGCCTCAATCGGGGGGCGGACGCCGTATTGGTAGACTCGGATCACGAGCCGCTCGACCTCTCCGCCGCAGCCACGCGGGCCAGCGTCAGCGTGAATGTTGTCCGAGGCGTATCGGGCAAGACCATGTCGAAGCTGACGACGTCGTGGCGCTCGGTGACGTCGACGGATTCGTTCACGCTCGCCGACTCGAGGTGAGTGAGCATGCGCGTCAAGTAGTTGCGAAGCCGCAGGTTCACGACTCTCCTTCCCAAGCATCTCCCGCGTTCGCCGGGGGCTTCACCTCGGGCCTGTCCTCCTTCTTTTCCGCCTCGCCCTTCTTCGGTGCCGCGCCCGCCTTCTTCGCCTCTTCGGCCTTCTTGGCTTCGGCGGCGGCTGCCTTCTGCTTCTCGACGCGCGCGGCAATGCTGCTCGCCACGCTTCCGGCGCGCGACGCCGCCTTGGCGCCCTTGCCCGTCTCGGTCTCGTCGACGACGCCGATCTTCTCTTGCATCGCTTGCGCCCACGAAAACTCGCCCTCTCGGATGGCGGCGTAGATCGCCCGAAGGTCGGTCAACTGCGCAGGGGAGCACATGTCGAGTTCGTGCCCGAGGTACGCCTTCAGGTCGCTCGGGAGGATGTTCAGCGACGCAAACGCATCGGCGATTTCCTTCCGTGCTCCGTCGGGGTCGGCCGCGTCGGCGGCTCGAATCGTTGCGATGATCTGCTGTTCGCTCTCTTCGAGGATATCCGCCCCGATGAGGCGTAGCGCTTCGGTGCGCAGCGTCCTCGAAACGAGGTTGCTCTCTTTCTGCAAAAGCTCCTCCTCGGTCGCTTGCAAAATGTACACGGTGTCCCCCGCCGAATTCGTGCGCTTGCCGAGGATGACGGCGCCGTCCTTCGGCTTCCTCCGTTCAATCGTCTTTTCGATGACGACGTCTCGGGAATAGATGGCATTCGTCTCAAGGTCGATCGCGGCCACGTTGAGCATGCGCTTGAAGTCGTCGTCGTAGACGGTGCGCGTCGGCTGCCAAATGTTGCCCGCGATGCGGATCGCAGCTTCGGCGAAGCGAATCGAGAGCCCTTCGAGGCGGTTCGAAATGCCCGAGATGCGCCCCGGCTTGTCGCCGCGCGGCACGGAGTAGAACGCCTTCTTGGCAAAAGCCGGTCTTTGACACTCTCGAAGGAGCCGCACGCGGACGTTGTCATTGTCGCGTGGGCGCTGCATCGCCATGACGTATCGCGCTTCAATCTCGGCGCGCGCCTGGGCGACCATCATGCTCGAGGCGGTCTCGCCGCGCTTCTCGATCGAGGACTCGCCGAAGCCTTGCCTCACGATCGCGCCAGACTCGGAATGTGTAACGGGAAGATTGCTCACGCGGTTTGTCCTTTCCTGGATGCCTTCGTTGCTCTCAAATCGAACGTTCTGCCTTCGGGCACGATCCGCGCCTCGAGAGCGGGCAGCGTGTATGCCTTTCGGACGCCTCGCCGCAGTCTCCAGCCGTCCCCGGTCAACCCCTCGAACTCGGCGCACGCCGTCATCAGAAGCTGCTTTTGCTCCTCGAGTCGCACCTCGGCGTCGTCGCGCGCGCGCTTCGCCTCGAAGTACTCCTTCGCGACGGCTTCGATTTCGTCCGTGGCCCTCACCATGGGGCCCGTCGCTCGAGGGAAGAGCGCCCGGAGCATGCGGCCCGAGCCGGCGCTACCGTCGACGGTCGGCGGACGCTTCGGCGTGATGTGGTCGACGATGAACCGATCGGCCGCCTCGACGAGGACGCCGGTAAGCTCGTCGTCTCTCTCGATGCGGTACGTGCGGCACTCGGTACCGATGAGCGCCCCGACGATGACGACCGGGATCTCAGTCACGTAGGACTGCCAAGTCACTTGGACGAGGCACCAGTCCGGGATCTCGTCGTCGGCGTGGCCCCAGTCGTGGGCGTTGTAGAAGCCGACGATCTTCGCTTCGCAGAGCGCTACCGGGTCATGTAGCGCCGTCTCCGCCAGAAAGGCATCCGGGGTCGCGACGTGTGCAGATCGCTCGCGATGCCGCACGGTGAGGCTTTGCGGGTCACGGCGAAGGACGTGAAGCTTTCTCTTTGCCGCGGTCAGGCGGATCGCGAGCGGCTCGAGCTCGCTGCCGATGTTCTGGTATTCGGTCTCCGCGTCGTCGTTCGCCGGGCCGATCACCTTGTCGGTCCACACGTCGTGCGGACCGCGCCCGTACGGGTCGACCCCCACAATCGCGCGAATGTCTGACGCCGTGATGCCGCTTCGGCGAATCTCGAGCTGGCGCTTGGTGAGGCTCACCGCTTTTCCCCGTCGGCCGCAAGGATGCGCTTCGCCGTGCTCTCGATTGCGTCGGACTCCCGGTCACGCTCGGCCGCTTCGCTCTTGCACTGACCGGAGCAAAAGCGTTTCGACGGGTCACGCTTGGCGCCGAAGCGCCGAAAGCAACCGATGTTCGCGCAAACGCGCTCGGTAGCGGGCGCAATCATCGCTCACGCTCCCTCGAGACAAGCGGCATCTGCGACGCGATGGGCCCCGGAAGCTGGGCAATGACGGCGCGCACGGCCTTCATGGCTGCGATCTCGTCGAGGGCCTTCTTCTCCCGCATCTTCCCCGCCTCGATTTGTTTGGGGTATACAAATTCTCTGAATCGGATCTCACGGTCGAGACACTGAAGAAGCGACTCGCGCGTGTGTCCGTACGGGATCTCGATGGCGCTCACGGGGCACCGTGGTAGTGCAGCCAAAGAGCGAAGACGCCGGCTCCCACTGCCATCACGGAGAGCCCGAACCCTGCTAAAAGCGAAATGCGCAGCCAAAACATCGCGTACTTGAATTCCTCGGGAGTCACGAGCACCCCGCCCGCACGCGCCGCAAGTCACCAGTCGTGACCGTCCCCGGCCTTCTGCCGAGTCCGAGCAAGACCCATCGCGCCAGCTCGGGGAGATCCATCCACACCGCCCGCACTACGGTCGTTTTCTTCGTGAGTCTCATTGGGTGTCCTTTCCTGAATCGTTGACATGCCCGCCCCACCACACTTCGTGCCCGCGCTCTGGGTCGCTCGGGGGCGCAAGAAGATCGACTGAGTCGAGTTGGCGCTCGTACCGAAGAAGGAGCGCGCCGGCGGCGACGAAAACGAAGAGCCCCACGGTCAGTGACGCCTTCTGCCAAGCGCTCATCAGACTCCGGCCTTTCTCGCCGCGTCCTCGTCGATCGGCGGCAAACATGGGGACGTGTCGGGCGCCGCGAACAGGCGCACCTGACGAAGTCGGTAAAGAGCGGACTCGAGATCAGCGAGCGCATCGAGCGTCGGCTGCTCGTCGACGACGATCGCGGCCTGCTCGAGAGCGCGATACGCATCGAGTTCGATATCGTCGATCGTCATTGCGCGGCCTCGGCGGCGGACTCGGGGAACGTGACGCGGTACCAATCCTCATCGCAGAGGGGCCGACCGTCCGCAGTGGGCGCTCTCTCTTCGTCGGTAGTGAGAGGGCAATGGCACTCATGGCAATGCACAGCGCCCGTCGGCTCAGGGTCGAGGCGAAGAGTGAAGGTCACGACCGCGCCCGAAGCATCGCGTCGAACGCGCGCCCGTGGTCCGTGGCGACCGCCCACGTCTCGCCGGTCCCGAGCGTCAGCCGGTCACGCTTCGTCGGCGGAACGACGCGCACGAGGCGAAGGTCAGCAAGCCGCGTGGCATGCACCCGATGCACCGGCACCAGATCGCCGCGGGCGGCTGCGACCCGGCGAAGGGCCTGACGCTCGACGGGCGTCAGGGGCGAGGGGGAGGCGGCTTTCGGCTGCGCTTGGCTCATTCCGCCAAGCTACTTCCACACGGAAGCGATGTCAACTGGAAGCGAGCGCCTCGGACCTTCATTCGTCGCTTTCAGTGTGCGGAGGTGACGGACGCAGGAAAAGCAGAGGATCGAGCGTCTGCTTCCCGCGATCGCCGCTCATATACCGTGAAACGCGACCGCTGCCTTGATTCGGATCGTCCGGCCAGAGGGCGCGCTCGAGGGCGTTCTGGCCCATCCCCGAGTAATGAAGGGCGGACAGGATCCTTTCGCCGAGGGGACTGAGCAGACGAGATCTTCCCGGTGTTTTCCGGGACTTAGCGGCTCCCACAGCTACAGCGGAAGGCACGTCGAGGGCGGGGTCTAGTCCCTTCCGGTTGACAGCGCTTCTGTACGGAAGTATTTCATCGGACATGGCGAGACCCGCTGCCAAACGCGCTTCGCGCGTTCAGTCTCCGGCGATCGATCATGTGCTCGACGAGTGTTGGCGTCGCGGCTGGAGTCGGAACGAGCTTGCGCGACAGCTCGAACTGGGTAGCGGCACGATTAGCCGTCTGCTCAATGGCAAGTTTCTCCCGAGTCTCGAACTCGCTTTGCGTATCGAGGACGTTCTCGGCGTCTCTCCACGGTTGTGGCTGCACGCTGCGTAAGCTGATCTGCCGAGGTCGGCGGCGCAAGGAGCACAGGTGTCCCCATCGACGTTCACCGCTGCACGGACGAGCCCGACGCAAGGCAAACCCATGCACGCGCGCTCTACTTCGCTATACGGGCGTGGCGCCTTCAGGCCGACGAGGTGAGCACGATGCGTGGCCTATGGCCGAGAGACTTCGACCTCCGCTACGTCGGCGCCGTGCTGGAATTGCGCGAACGAGTTTCTGGCGTGTGGGGCCCATGGGGGGGACCGTGAACCGGCATGGCTGTCTCGACGCGTCCCCGGCCTCTCTTCGAGCGGCTGACGCGCGCCCGACGTGGTCGCAAGCCGAGGCAGTTGCCTCTCTATCCGCGCCCCGTGACGCGGGGGGACTGCGCCGAAGTGCCGCGCCCGTGTCTCTTCGTTGCGTGCGTCCACAACCTGTTCTTGGACTACTTGCCGCCGAGCGATCCGCCGAATCCTCTTTCGCCGTGCGGCACGCTCAAACTGAACTTCGCCAACCCGGCGGACATGCCTCCCGAGTCGTCGTGCGCGCTCGACGTGGCGGAGCGCGGCGAACAGACGCTCGAGGAGATCGCGGCCGTCATGAATATGAGCGACGAGCGCGTGCGGCAGATCGACTTGGAAGCTCGGGAGCGAGTGATCGAAGAAATCACGCGCCTTCGTGAATCTGGAGCGTGGGACGAAACGGAGGAGGACGAGACCATGGCAGCGAAAAAGAAGCAGGCAGACAAGTGGAATGGCGCGGTCGCGGCGAGCGCCGCGGGCGTGGCGGGAGCCGTCAAAAAGGGGGCGCACGTCGAGAAGCTTCCGGTGCGCATCGAGCGCGACAAGGTCGAGGCGAAGGCGAAGAAAATGGCGATCGTCATTCGCGAGCGCGAAGAGGTGCTCGAAGAGAAGCGCGAGGCAAATGCCGAGTATCGGAGCAAGCTCAATCACTTCGATGAGCAGTTGACCGAGCTTGCGGCGTCGGTCGAGTCGGCCACGGAGGCGAAAAACGTGGAGTGCATCGACTACCTACTACCGACCAATGAGATTCAGACGGTCCGCACGGATACCGGAGAGGTCGTCGAGACGCGCGCGGCGACGAGCGACGAGCTGCAAGCGAAGCTCCCCCTCGACGCTGACGACGAAGTGAGCCGAGAGTTCCCGGACGAAGTCACCTTCGAGGAAGGAACGTTCCCCGCCATCAAGCCGCCGCGCGGATCGAAAGTGGTGATTCCGAAAGTGGCGAAGCATCACAAGGCGAAGGCCGTTCAGCCGAGCGATGCGGGATGAGCGCCATCGAGTTCACCGAGGATCAGATCCGGCGGGCTCACGAACTGTCCGCCCCTCCCATCCTGATCCCATCGCTGGGCGCCCAGCAGATCGCCTGCCAGGTGGCGCGGCAGCACGGCATCGACGTCGAGCGGATGCTCTCTCCAAGGCGGAGTGCCATTTACGTACGGGCGCGCACTGATCTCTATCGCGCGCTTCGTCGCCTCGGCTGGAGCTACCCGAAGATCGGGCGCTTCGCCGGGGGGCGTGACCATACGACGATCATGTGGGCGCTCGGGGCCCTCGACGACTCGCGGGCCAAGCGGCTCGCTCGCGTGGCGGCATGACCATCGCGATCCTCACCGCGGCGTGCGAGCGATGCCCAGGGGCAGACTCGTGAATATCAAGCAGGCCCGCACCCTCGCCACGAGTTACCTGGCGACCGCGACGGCGCAGCGCTTTGGCGTGCCGTGCACGGTCCAGACCACCGAATGGCTGGCCAGCTTGATCGTCGACATTCAGGCCGGGGCCCTGCAGCAGGCCGCCGCGCCCCTCTCGTGGCTCTGGCTTCGGGGGGCTGCAGCGTGACCATCCTCGAGGTCTTTGCTTGCTCGGGCGGCATGGCCGAAGGCTTGCGTCGCGCGGGGCTCGCGCCGACGATGGCGTTCGACGCCGACCCCGACGCTTGCGACTCGTACGAAGCGAACCTCGGGCACCGTCCGGTTCAGGTCGACGCGCGCGATCTCTTGCGCCTTGTGCGCGCCGGCTGGTCGCCCGGTCCCGTTGATCTCTTCGTCGCCGATCCCCCGTGCACACCGTGGAGCCGGGCCGGCAAGCGGCTAGGGGTCGAGGACGAGCGCGACATGCTCGGCGTGACCGTGGAACTCATCACGCTCCTTCATCCGCGCGCGTGGCTCATCGCGAACGTGCCGGGGCTCGATGACGGCCCGAACTGGCCGACGGTACAGCGCACGATCGGGTCGCTCGCGCCGGTCTACTGCATCGATTTTGCGCGCCTCGACGCGGCCGACTACGGCGTGCCGCAACATCGCGTCCGGCCCTTCTGGTACGGACACGGCATCGCACACCGTTGCCTAGAATGGCCGTTGAGGACTCATGCCGCGCCCGATGCGTGCGGAGCCACGCTCCCGGGCATCACGGAGCGACGTAAGCCATACGTGACATGCCGCGAGGCGCTCGGGCACCTATCGCCCGAGGATCTCGGCAGCCCCGTGCGGCTTCGCTGGCGGGCTGGCGAGAAAGCTGGAAACAAGGCGCGCGCGTCGCATCTCGACGAACCGGCGGGAGTGGTCTGCTCAAAGGCCGATCGGGGTGACGGAACGATCGTGTTCGACGGTCCCAATCATCGCCCGTCACGTGCCGATGGCCCCGCGCGCACGCTCACCCGAAACACGCACGGCGACGGCTCGCTACTCGTCAGCGCCGACATGTTTTCGCCGTCCAAAGAGGACGAGCCATCGCGGACGATTCGATCTGCGGCACGCGGGGGGCAACTGCTCATCACCCCTCACCATCCCCCATCGAACGCCCACGAGGTGTCACGGACGATCCGCGCGAGTTCGGCTGGAACGCCGGACAAACAGATTCACGGCTGGCCGTGGGATCGACCGTCGACGACGGTCACGAGCACCGATCGGCTCGGCCCTCCCGAGCATCACGAGGGCTCGTTTCTGAGCGGGCCGAACGCCATCAAGATCAGCGAAAAGGCAGCGGCGATCTTGCAGGGATTTCCTGATGGCTGGACCTTCTGCGGCAGGACGAAGGCCTCGCGCTGGTCGCAGCTCGGGCAGGCCATGCCGCCCCCTCTCGCCGAAGCCGTCGCGCGGAGCATTGCGCGGTCGCTCGGGCGCACCACGAGGGCAGCATGAGCAAGCCGACCGACCCGCTTCTCTCGAACGCGGACGCGCAATTGCCCCCCGACGAGCCGCGTAGCTCGCCGGCGGTCCCCGCGCTCAGGCACGGCCAGGACTACTGGTACGGCCCGGCACGCAACGACGCCGAATGGGTCGAACGCGAGGAAGCACGCGCGGCCAGCCTTCGGCGGTTCTTCGACGGGAGCAAACCGTGAGGCGCCTTCTCACGCCAGAACAAAAGAAGCGCGCGGCGGAGCGTGCCAGGGACTACCGGGCTCAACGCGTCGATCCGAAGTCGTCCACACGACTGAAGCCAAGTGTGGATTTGATGGCCGTCGTGGAGCTCCAGCTGGCGGCAATCGAGACCCTCTGCGCGACGCTCCAAAGCGTCGTCCGCTGCACGACGCTGCACGACGCGAAACACGACGTTTGCACGACGCTGCACGACGTCGTGCAGCCTTCTGACGCGTCGCACAATCGCGCGCGCGCCGGTCTTGGATCTCTTGGGTCTCTTTCTCAGAAAGACCAAGAAAATAAGACGTTTGAAAGCTTAGAAGCCAAGACCTTCAGGTCAGAAGACGCGCGCGAACCCGAGAAAATCGGAACGAAACTGCACGACGTATGCAGCGTCACGCACGACGTCGTGCAGAGCGTCGTGCAGCACGTCTATCCGAAGGAGATCCTGAAGAGCCCAAGGGGGACTCCGCTGGTGTGCAGCCACGTGGAGCCGGAGACGGGATCCCGCTCTCAAGACCCACCGGGATCAACGCAATTTTTTGATCCTCCAGAGGCGAGAGCCGAGAGGGAAGCGAGGTAGCCATGGGAGTCAATGCCATCCCGGTGCCCCTGCTCGAGAGAGCCAGGGTCGAGCGTCTCATGGAAGAGACCATTGCCAAGCACTGGGCGCTCTTCGTCGACTGGCACATCCGCACGCACGGCGCGGGGGCGGACTTCCGCGTGCGCGACTGGGAGCGGCAAATCGCGTTCGCCAGGCGCGACGAGGAAGAGAGCGTGCCGACGACGTCGGAAGCGCTCGCGGCGGCCAAGAGCGCGGACGACAGGCGGCGCAAGGCGCGAGAGGACGAGGCGTACATGCTCGCGGCGATGCCGTTTGCGGCCTGGTGCCGAGACACGCTCGAGCAGCACCGAATCGGAGAGCCGGTCACGGAGCACGACTTACAGATCGCCGAGTGGGCGGAGTCGCGCGGATTTCCTTCCTTCGGCGCGTGGCTGACCAGCACGGGGTTCACGGTCTGAAGGCAAACGAAAGGGAGATGCGAATGGGCACTATCGAAATCAAGAGTATTTGGGGCGCAGTCCTTTGGGCTGGCGAAGCCACGACGGTGCGCGATGCGGTCGTGAAGGCCGTGGCGGCTCGCTCGAACCTGCGCGGCTCGGACCTAAGCGACTCGGACCTGCGCGGCGTCCGTGACGACTTCTACAAGGTTTTGTCAGCGGCGCCGGGCGCGGCCGGTGTTGACTTAGCCGCCATTCAAGCGACGGCCCAAAAGTGACTGCGACGGCGCCAAGGTGGGTCGCCCTTGAGTGTTCGAGGTGCGGCGGCCCGTGGAACGTTCGCGAGGACATCGCCGGCGCCAAGCCGATCCCCGTTGTCTGCATCGGTTGCCGCACGGTCTGCGTCGTTCTGCCGATACGGCTTCGTAATCCCATGAATGGGGCAACGGGAAATAGCCGCGTCGCCGCGATCATCAAATCCCGGCAGAGGAGCGAGGCGCGCGGCATCACGAGAATCCGCGTTCAGGCCGAGATGCGAAAGCAGGGGCTTACGCAGGCCGACCTGGTGCCGAGCCTCGTTCACCTGACGCGCGTGTCGGCCGGAAAGCTCGATGGGGATTCGCTACAGGCCAGTTTTAAGGGCGTCCGAGATGGGGTTGCCGACGTCCTCGGCATCGACGACGGGGGTCAGTTCGTGAAGTGGGTGTACGCCCAGAAGAAGGGGCCCGTGAAGGTCTACGCCGTCGAGGTGGAGATCATTCCGCGCGACCGCAATTCCGAGAAGAAGCCGTGATCTCCTGGGTCAACGCCTTTGGGGCGACAGTCGAGATAACGCGGCGTCAACTGAAACCCATCGCCGATGCGCTCCGAGACATCGCTCGGACGATGCCGTGAAATGCCTCGATCATCGGCGGTACATCTGCGCCGGCTGCATCGTCGAGAGGTGGTTTGCCGGCGTCGCGTGGCGGCTCGATTGGCGATTCTGCGCCGAGATGTTCCTACCGAGGGAGAGCCCGAAATGACCGAGATGCACGAAGCTCCAACGATCCCCGCGCCCCCGAAGCGCAAGCAGTACGCGCGCAAGGCTGTCCTCTGGCTCGTCTGGTGGGCGCTTGCCCTGGCCGGCGCGGCTGCGGCGCTCGGCGTCCTCCGTCGGGCCATCATCTGGTCGCTCGCGCCGTAGGGGGGGGAGGCCCACCGGGTTTGGGGACGCCCCCGAGCCCCCAGTAGCGTTCCCTCAATGGCTGCCCCCTCTGCCGCGGAGTCGCTCAACTTCGCGCTGGTCTTTGACCCGCGGGCGAACCGCCTGACGATTGGGCAGCTCGATGAGCGATCGGAGCGCTGGTACCGGGAGCACCTTCCGGAGATCGGCGCGCTGCTCGACGGCCTTTGCGGCGAGACGCCGGTCATGACGCCCGCGCTGCTCGACGAGATCCGCCTGAAGTTTATGCAGCTCGCGGCCGAATCCGGGCCGGTTCGCTGCCAATTGCGGACGGGGACCATCACGACGCGCGACCCAAAGCGGGTTGCCGAAATCGCACGACGCGGCCTCGAAACCGCGATGAGAGGAAACTGACATGGCGCGAGCATCTTGGTCGTTCAACTTCACCGCCAAGGACGCCGCAGCCGCGCGTTCCGAGGTCGCCGCGTGGGTCAAGGACAAGCTGCCGACGCTCGGTCTCACGACCGAAGACGCGGCCGAAGTGACGTCCGCCGTGAGTCACGCCGTCGATCAGGCGATCGATACCGCGACGGTCCTCAGGCTCGAGGGCGGGTTCTTCGTCGAGCTGACCGGGCGCGTTCGTCCGGACGGCGCCTCGCGCAACGGCGCGGGCCTCGGCGTCTTCGTCTCCGCACCCATCCCGGACGCCTGATCGGGCCACCATGAGCAACATCCTCTTCAAGCAGGGCAAACAAAACATCGGCAACAAGGCCGTCGCGTTCAACGCGGACACGTTCAAGGCCTCACTGCTGACGATGGCAACGGCCGCGGGAAAGATCGCGCTCATCGCTTCGAGCACGAACGCGACCCCGATCGTTGCCACAACGTCCGGCGCGCACGGCTACTCGGTCGGCGACATTGTCGTCATCGGTGGCCATGTGACGAATACGGCCCTCAACGGCACGTGGTACGTCAGCGCGGTCACGTCGACGACGCTCACGTTGCAGACGGTGCTCGACCAAGTCAACTCGACCGGCAACGGCGTCGGCGGGGCGACGGGCTGGATCATCGACATCACGACGGCCGCGGTCCTCAGCGATGTGTCGGCAAACTCCAACGGCACTGACGTGTCGCTCTCTGGCGTCACCAACACGGGCGGCGTCATCAACGCGTCCGCCTGGACGTGGACCGGCCTGTCCGCGACGAAGTCGTGGGCCATCGGGGTCTACGATTCCACCGCGAGCAACGACCTCATCGCGTGGATCGACGGCACCTTTCAGGTGTACGTCGTCACGCAAGCGGTCGCGACGAACACGGCAATCGCCGTGCAGCGACTCCCCGTGGTGCTGCCGAGCGCGCAAACGCTCGTCTTCTCCAACGGGCAAAGCGCAACGCTGAGCGCGCAGGCCAACGTGGGCGACACGTCGCTCGCGGTGACCTCGCTCGGCGGCACCGTGGCGCGTCAAGCGACTGCCGACGCGGGCCCCACGGGAACGGGCGCAACTGCGGCCGGCATCCCCATGACCCCTGGTGCGGGCGGCTCTCTCCAGTTCACGCCGGATTCGGGCGTCAATAAGCTCTTCGTCCTCTAATCCCCGGTGACGGTAGCTCGCTCTTCCGGATTTCTCATCGGCACGTCCACGACTGCCGGCGATACAATTGCCAACAACGCGACCGACACGGGAACAGAGGTCGATGTCCTCGGAAACGACACGTCCGAGGGATGGGCGCATTTCTTTCTGTACTACACGGGGACGGTGGCGGCGGGGACGATTGACGTATCGATCTTCTATTCGCAAGTGACGGGGAAGACCGCGCAAGATCAATCGGCCCTTATTGCCCAGGTGGTGCCCATCAACGGAAGCCAGAAGATCTACCTGGGAATGTTTCCGGTGAGCCGATACATGATTGGCCAGATCAAGAATAACGCCATCACCGCAAGTCTCACAAACGCGGTCCTTGGGTACGAACTTTACAAAGAATCGTGAGATAGGAGGATCCCGTGATCCTCACACCCAGACGAAGACTCTGGTCGGCGGGCGGCTCGGTCGACACGACGAGCGGCAACCTCACGCTCGCCACATCTCCAGTCGACTATAGGTCCTTCACTTGGTGCGCGTGGATTCGCCGGACGGCGGCGCCCGCGGACTGGACCTTGATGTCGAACGACGACGGGGGCGGGAGGTTTACTCAGATCTCGCTCAATGGCGTGTCCGGTATAGCGCTCTATTCGACACTCGACAGCGGCGCGGCGCACACGATGACGACGCTCAATGCGGGTATCTGGTATTTCGCCGCGGTCACCTCGACGACGACGAAGGCGGTCGGGTACGCGGACTCGCGCCAGACGAGCGGCCTGTCGACGGCCACGGTGACGGGAGCTGCACTATCGAGCGGGGCCACCAAGCTCTGGATCTCCAACGACGGGTACGCGTCCGGAAACTTCCCCGGACAAATGGCTGGAGTGAAGATCTGGAACTACGCGCTGACCGCTCAGCAGGTGTACGCCGAATCGCTTCAGCTCTCGCCCGTCAGCAGTCGCGGTCTGGTCACGTATCTGCCGCTCAAGCAAGCCTCGGACGCAGCGCGGGACCTCATGCTCTTTGGTCGGACCTACACGACCGGGGGCACCCTTTCGACGGCGCTCTTCCACCCTCCGGTCCCGGAAGTCTTAGTCAAGAAGAGATACTCGTACCTGACTCAAAGTTCCGGCGCCGTCGCGACAGCCTACGGCATCGAGTCGGGCGAGTACTTCGGCGGGTTCGCATCGATCCCGCCGATCGTGGGCTCCGGGGCACCGAACCCAGAGACCGTGCCCTCTGGCGTCACGGTGCCATTCGCGGCCGCCGTCGGCGCGGGGATCCCGACCGCCGAGGTCGTGCCCTCGGGGGCCGCGGCCGGGGTCGCGACGGCATATGGGATTCTGACTGCCGAGGCATTGGGCGGTCCGTCGGACCTGGCTGCATCGTCTGTCGCCGGCGTACCGAGCTCGGAGCAGTTGGGCGCAGCAACTGCGGTTGCGCAGGTCGCGTCGTCCGGCGCCGCGACGCTTGAGCAATCGGGCACGCCCAGCGTGATTGCGCAGGCCTCCTCGAGCGCGGCGAGCGCCGAGCAGAGCGGCGCTCCCGCAACGACTTTGCAAGGAAGCGCTCAGGGCGCGCCAAGCTCGGAAGTGGTGCCGTCGGGCGCGTCGCTTGGGGTCTCGGTGGCCTCCGCAGCGGGAATCCCGAACCCGGAGGTCGTGCCGTCCGGAACGGCGCAAGCGTCGGTTGCGGCCGCGGGAGTGCCCACGGGCGAGACCGTCGGCGCCGCGCTGGTCACGCCGCTCACCGTCGCCACCATTCCGACGACGGAGCTCGTTACGTCAGGCGTCCTCCTTGCCCTTCTGACGGGCCAGGGCGCGGAGTCCAGGGAGAGCGGCGCGCCGACGGCCCTCGCTCTGGGGGCCGGCCAGGGCTCGCCGTCGGGCGAGGCTGTCTCCTCTGGCGCTGCGGTGCCCGTGACCGCAACGGCGGTCGGCGCGGGAATACCGTCGCTGGAGGCCTTCGGAACGTTCGTGGCGCTCGCCCTTGCCTCGAGCTCAGTGGCATCCGGCGAGCAGAGCGGCGCTCCGTCGCTCGCTCCTCGAGGAAGCGGCCATGGGATTCAGAGCGGCGAAGCCGCTGGTGCGGGAGCGGCCGTGGCCGTCGCGGCTACGGCGGTTGGTGGTGGCATCCCAAGCGCCGAGGTTGTGCCCTCAGGCTCCGTGCTATCGCTCGCGTCGTCCGCCGGAACACCATCCGTCGCCGACGCCGGCGGCCCAGCGCTCATGCTGGTAACCGCGGGGGCTGGACTTACCAGTGCGGAAGCGACTGGATCGCCATTCCTCGTGCCCATCATCGCCGGGGCGAGCTCGCCGACGCCGGAGGCTCCGGGCGCACCGTCGACGCGCCTCATCGCAACGGGAACCGGCGCGCCATCGGGCGAGGTTCTCGGCTCCGCCATCGCGATCCCCGTCACGCTCGCTTCAGGCGCCGGCATCCCATCGCTCGAGCAGGTGGGCGCCGGTGTTGCCCAGGCGCTCGCGTCGGCCGCTGGGCTGCCATCGGGTGAAGCGCTCACCACGGGCCAGCTCGTCGCCCTCCTCCGCACCGCCGGTGTCGAGTCGTCCGAGCGTCTTGGCGCGGGCGCCGCTTCTCCCGTCGTTTCCTTCGTTGCCTTCGGTTCAGGGATCCCGAGCGGCGAGGTGGTCACGGGGGGCTACGTGTTTGTGTTCTTGGCGCCGCTACGCTTCGATCTCGACGAAGAGCTCGTCACCACCTTCGACCTCGACGACGAATGAACCGAATCAAGCCAGGCAACGCCGTCGTTCTGCGCGCCAGAAGCATCAAGATGCTTGGCGTGCTGATTGATCCCCCGCCCATCACGGTCGTTTTGCATCTGCCCGACGGCACAACGCAGAGTGGACCAGCGGTGCGCGACTCGCAGGGGGTCTATCACTGCGATCTCCCCGTGCCTCTTGGTACGCCCTCAGGCGTCGCCGTGCACCGATGGCAACTCACAGGGGCTGCAGTCGACGCCAACGCGCTCGCCGAGCGTAAGTTTATCGTGGACCCGCTAGCCTTTTAGGGCGCGGCCGAAGGTTGCTGAAGACGTCTTCGCCATCCTCCACAGGCACAACTTCCTGGCCGTCCACGTACACCTTTACGGGTGCATCCAGGCATGACGGGAGATCAGGGGCTATACCAAGGGTGTGTCAAGTCATATCGCGCTCACTGAATGTGCGCGAACCTGAGTTGCCCCACGTGCGGGTTCTCCTGGCGCATCGAATACACGACCGACTTGCCTGAAAAACACCAGGTCAGGGAATGGGGTCGCATGACGATGCTCTCGAAGAAGCAGCACGAGCAGCACTGCGGCCAGGCTCCCAAAGGTGGGCTCGTGCTTCGCGTCTCACCGCCCCACCTTCAACAGTAGGGGGAGCTTCTAGG